AATGGAAGAGTCCCCAACTGAAGAAACGTATGTCGAAATCGTCGACGGAGTTCAGATAGATTCAGGACTTACATCTCCACATTTTGTTACTGATAAGGACAAGCAGATCGCTGAGCTTGACAACCCATTAGTATTAATAGTGTCTTCAGAAATCCCTAACGTAAGAAAAATACAAACAGTACTTGAACATGTTATAAAGGCTAAGCGACCACTACTTATAGTAGCTCCTGTCGAACAACAAGTTAAAGCTGCTTTACTTATGAACAAGGTTAAAGGTAACATAAAGATCAATATAATCGACTTACCAGGCTTTGGTCCCACTAAAGATGACACGGTAGCTGATTTAGCGTTTCTAGTAGGCGCTAAGGTGATTAACGAACAGTTAGGTGATGATTTAGATCTTATAGATATAAATTGCTTAGGACAAGCCTATAGCGCTATAACTGACGACAAGAACACTGTGCTAACTATAGATACACCTGAGGAGGCGATGGAGGAGAGAATGGCTAGTATTAAGAAAACTATAAAAGAATGGGATAAGAACCCGTTTATACAAAAGAAGCATCAACAAAGATTAGCGATGTTATCAGGATCTGTAGGTATCATTAAAGTGGGTGCTGATTCAAAGGTTGAGCTTAAAGAAAAGAAAGATAGAATAGAAGACGCTATCTACGCAACTAAAGCTGCTTTGCAAGAAGGTATTGTTTCAGGAGGAGGTGTGGCCTTACTTAATGCCTCTCAGAAAATCTCCGCTAAAGCGGTTGGTGAAAAGATACTAATGAAAGCTATTATGGCTCCTTTCCATACAGTCCTTCATAATGCTGGCATCCACATCATGGAAGGTACGGAAGACCATGAGGGTTACGGTATCGACTGTATAACTGGTGAAAGAGTTAAGATGATTGACGCTGGGATAATAGACCCGGTACTTGTAACCAAGTCTGCGCTGAAAAATGCTGTGAGTGTAGTTCTTACCATCATATCCGCTGATTGTGTAATTTCAAACATGAGAGACTAATGAAAGCAATCAATAACTATATAGTAGTCGATAAGATAAAAGCAGAGCCTAAGACGGTTGCTGGACTTATAATGACAGACGATACCGATGTTGACAACAGATACGTCAAAGCAAATATAATATCCACTGGAAATCTAGTTGAAGGCTTGAAGGATGGAGATATTGTATTCTATGACAAACATGCTGGACATGCTATTTCTTTTAAAGACGTTCTGTATCAAGTCATACAGGCTAGAGATGTAGTGCTAGTGGAATAACTTATTATATCACCGTTACATGTGATATTAGATATAGACCAATAAACCTGCACTTTGAGACTAACAGCACAAGATTTACGAGAAATGAACATACTGAAGTACTATAGGCTCACTAGAAAGTGGGCTTGTAAGACTTACGGGTTAACAGATGCAGATTTAGAACTGTTAATTTACTTAGATTGTAAAGGAAGATTTACACGACAAGGTTTTAAGGATGGTACCTACACAATGAGTTGGGATAACAATCGTTGGGTGAAACTTAAGAAAGCAGGATGGATTGAAACGTGGAGACACAGAAACAGAACAACTATAAAGTATTCTGTATTTAAGACATCGTTTAAATGCTCACAAATAATAAGTAGAATATATAGAGTTCTACTAGGTGAAGAAGATTTACCTACTTCCGAGAGAAGTGTTTTCTATAATAACAAAACATATACTGACAAGGTTTTTAATAAATCTATAGATGATATGATAAAAGATAAAGACAGATAATTATGCCAAACTTTAAGAAGGGAAAATCATTTGCACAGAATTTTAATGCTAAAACTCCGTTCCGCAAGGAGGAGAGTATTATGGGGAAGTTCATGGCGATGGGGAGAGCTTTAGGTAATTCTAAAACACCTGACGTTGTTAGCGTAGATCCGAGTAAGTATTACAAGCCACCAGCAAAAAAAGAAAAAAAGGCGGAGGTTAAGCCGGAGACTGCGGTTAACAAAGTGAAGAGATTAAAGGCCGAAAAAGAGCTTAAAGAATTAGAGGGGAGTAACTTCAAGTTTGGTGAGGGTGTGACTTTAAACACTAAGAAGAAGGGTGGAACTGGAACTAATATCAACCAAAAATTTTAGATAATAAATAAATGGGGTTTAAACTAGGTAGAGAAAGAGGTTTGCAAGCAAGTAACGGTGAGATTAAAGCTAAGTTGAGTTTTAGACGCAACGAACAGGCTTCTATCCCCGGAACACCTATCATAGCTAAACCGCTTGGGGATGGTATCTTGGGTGAAGCTAATATGGACGGAACTATATATGTGAGTGACAGGCTTGACCCCACTAGCTTTGAGTACAGACAAACAGTAAATCACGAAATGAGACACGCTACAGACATGAAGCTTGGTAAGTTGGCTTATGATGACGATCACATCATGTATAATGGAGAGAGATTTGAAAGAGAAGATATTGATGGCGTAGATTCAATATTAGTAGATGGACAATGGAAGGAAGCTGGAGATACTGGTTTCCCATGGGAAAACGACGCAAATAACGGAAACGAATAAAAATAAAATATGGCATTTAAAATGAAAGGTATGAGTTTCAAAAGCTCACCAGTTACAAAAAAAGCAGGGCCAGAGACTAAGAAGTTTGACGTAGATAAAATCAGTAATGTTATGGATACTGATGAATCGGCAGCTTACGAAAACGCTATAAACGACTACGATACCGATAACCCAACAAAAAAACAACTAGCTAAGTCTTTACAAGATATCAAAGACGAAAGGAGCAATAAGAAAAGAAGCGACGCAGAGAGAGCGCACGAAGCGAGAGAAGACGCAGAGGGTAAATAATGAGTATCCTAACTAACATATTGTCTGGTGGAGCAGCTAAACTCGTTAAGAGTGTAGGTGGGATTTTAGATAACCTACATACTTCTAAAGACGAGAAACTAGCAGCTGAACTAAAGATCAAGGAACTCGTAGCGAGCTATGAGGCGGAGATGCAAAAGCAAGTAACTGAGCGCTGGAAGATGGACATGCAATCTGACTCTTGGCTTAGTAAAAACATAAGGCCATTAGTATTAGTCTTCTTAGTGGTATCTACTGTATTGATGATATTCATCGATGCTGGTACGATTCGCTTTGTAGTTGAGGACAAGTGGACAGACTTATTACAATTAGTATTAATAACCGTGATCGGTGCCTACTTCGGTGGACGTTCACTAGAAAAAGTAAAGAAGTAAAATTAAATTAAATTAAATTAAATTAAATTATGGCTACAAAAGGAACAAACGCAAAGATCAAGGAATTGAAAGGTATTAAACCAGAGAAAATTACCGACGAGCAATTGGAATCAGTTCAGAAACTAATTAATAACATAAATAGAGGTCAACTAGAAGTTGGTGCTATGGAATTACAGAAGCATGAGAACATGCATGGTATAACGTTACTTAGAGGAGAGCTTGAGAACCTACAAGGTGAGTTGGAGAAGCAATACGGTACTATCGATATTGACATCAAAAACGGAACAATAAACTATCCAGAGAATGGCGAAGCTGATAAGAAAGATTAGTATCGGTAAAGATTATAAGAGTGACGCTATGCACTATGCCGTGGGGCAAGAAGTGTATGGTGGACACACTATCTGCGATATCGTAGAGGAGAAAACAAAGTTTTCTATCTACATTAAAAAGAAAAAAGACATTTTACCTTGGAAGGACTTTAACAAGAACATGGCGGTGTCAGTCGAGTATAACCTCGAATACTAATGAAAAGCGTATATGACTTTGTCGTAACGCCAAAAGGAGAGAGATACAACAACACCAAGAAACTAGACGGTGGAGAGCTTATTCTAAATACTGAGATTTACAACCATCAGTATGTTAATAGAGAAGCCACAGTACTGTCTACTCCAATTGTTGGTCACGCGGATATAATTGCTGGTGATACAGTTTTAGTACACCACAACGTCTTTAGACGCTGGCATAACGTAAAGGGAGTTGAGAAGAATAGTAGAAGCTACTTCGACGAATCAACTTACTTTATAGCTTCAGATCAAATCTTTCTATACAAGAGAGATGATGAGTGGATTTGCCCTAGGGGATACTGCTTTGTCTCCCCATTAAAAACTACGGACCAATTCAATATTGAGTCCGAAGAACCCTTACAAGGTATCGTTAAATATTCTGACGGTACAGCTGAAGTAAACGATCTAGTTGGTTTTAGACCAGGTGGTGAATACGAGTTTATCGTTGATGGCGAGAGACTATATCGAGTTTTATCTAATTTTATTACAATCAAGTATGAACATCAAGGAAACGAAGAGGAATATAATCCAAGCTGGGCACAAAGCAGTTGAGGAGCTGATTAAGGTGGCAAAAGAAGCTATTGTCACTGATTCTGAAGACGACTTAACAGCTGATAAACTAAAGAATGCCGCAGCGTCAAAAAAACTAGCTATATTTGATGCATTTGAGATACTTAACAGAATCCAAGAAGAAGAAGACTTGCTTGAGGGTAAAACACCTGAAGAGGCAAAGGAAAAAACTTTTAAGGGATTCGCAGAAGGTAGATCTAAATAATGTACGAGCAAAGTTTAGTTAAAACGGTTGAACCGATAAAGAACACCACTATCTCTAGAATGAACAAAGGGAAAAAGTGGAAGTATGGATATGATAAGGACCATGACATTATAGTGTTATCTCACGATGGTCAGATAGGAGAAATCATAGAGATACAAAACCTAGTCATCGCTCTACCTAAAGTACCTAAGGACGTGTATAAGGACCCGAAAGATAAATGGGTTAGATTTACTCAGCCAGAAGAATTAGAGCGCTTAAAGAACATCTTTGATTGGCGTGCTTATCCAGAGGATCAAAAGGATCAATGGCACGATTATATAGATGAGGAGTTTAGAAGGAGAGAGGAAGGATTTTGGTTTACGAATAATGGAGAATCAACTTGGATAACAGGCACTCATTATATGTACCTGCAATGGAGTAAGATTGATGTTGGTGCAGCTGACTTTAGAGAAGCAAATAGATTGTTCTTTATATTTTGGGAAGCCTGCAAAGCAGATAAGAGATGCTATGGGATGTGCTACCTTAAGAATAGAAGATCTGGATTTTCTTTTATGTCTTCCGCGGAAACCGTTAATTTAGCTACTCTAGCGAGTGATAGTAGATATGGAATCTTATCTAAATCTGGAGCTGATGCTAAAAAAATGTTTACCGACAAGGTTGTCCCTATATCAATTAACTATCCATTCTTTTTTAAACCTGTACAAGATGGTATGGATCGCCCAAAATCCGAGCTTGCTTATCGTGTTCCCGCTAGTAAGTTTACTAGAAAGAAGATCACGGCGAATGAGAAGTTAGAGGATATACAAGGATTAGACACAACGATTGACTGGAAGAATACTGGAGACAATAGTTATGATGGTGAGAAATTAGCATTACTAGTGCATGATGAGAGTGGTAAGTGGGAGAGACCAGATAATATATTAAATAACTGGAGAGTTACAAAAACTTGTTTAAGATTAGGATCGAGAATTATCGGTAAGTGTATGATGGGATCAACATCAAATGCTTTAGATAAAGGAGGGGAGAACTTTAAAAAATTATAC